GATTGATCTTGTCAGGGGTGAGACTCTTAGGACTGTTCAGGCTGAGGTTAAGAAGTTGATTGAGCAAAGGGAAGAACCATGAGTGACTTAAGAACCGCCGCCCAGCAGGCGCTGGAGGCGTTGGAGAGCACACAGCTCTATTGTGCGCATGAGCACTACCCGCGCCGTCGTGTTGCTGACGCCATCACCTCCCTCCGCGCCGCACTGAAGCAGCCGGAGCAGGAGCCGGTGGCGTGGCGTCTGCCAGACCCTGATCCCGAAGGAAGGTTTGAGTGGGTGCTCTACCAAACCGCAGACTTCATGCCGGGTGTAAATCCTATGGATTACTTTGATGGGTTGGAACCCCTCTTCACCCACCAACCCCGCCGCGAGTGGAGAGGGCTGAGCAAGGACGAATCGCTGAAGCTGTGGGGCATGCGAAGTGATGGACCCAGCAACCTTGAAATCATCGGCTTTGCCCGCGCCATCGAGGCCGCGCTGAAGGAGCGCAACGCATGAGTGCCTGTAAACACAACCCCGCCGTTCACTGCATGTGCGATGAGGGGTCGAATTGCAACCAAAAACCCGAAGCCCTGCGGCTGGCTGATGCGTTGGAAAAGCAGTGGCTTGCTGACCGTGCATCGTCGGAAATGCGAAACAAAGCCGCCGCCGAACTGCGCCGCCTGTATGCGGTGAATGCTGACCTGCTACAGGCACTGAAAGATGCAACTGATGCGATTGAGCATTGGGGCTCCTACTCTTCTGATTACTTCCAGCAGAAGTGGGACTTGCACAGCGACATCAATGCGGCCCGCGCCGCCATCGCACGGGCGGAGGGGCAAACATGATCTCCTGCATGGGCGGATGGTGCGCGAAACGAGAACTTTGCCAGCACTATGAACCTGCCGAGCTTGTCTTTGAGCGACTTTGCGAACCTAACGAATACGATTGCTTTATCAAATGTATAAAGAGTTTGTGCTTAGAAACCCCGATGTCTGGACAGCATTCTGTGCAGTTATTAAAGGAAACGCCCAGGCTTTTGCAGATAAAGGAACCCCAATCCGACTGATAGTTACTACTGAGGAGGCTAAACGCAATACTGCTCAGAATGCTAGGTTGTGGGGTTATCTATACAAGACGATTTCTCAGCAGGCATTTGTCAATGGCAAGCAATATGACTCAGACGTTTGGCATGAGATGTTTGCGCGTAAGTTTGGCGTATGCGATGAAATAACTCTTCCTGATGGCGAGATCATAACCCGTAGAAAGTCAACTACTCAGATGTCAGTATCTGAGTTTGGTGAGTATATGGAGAATGTGCAGAGTTATGCGGCTATGAATCTAGGAGTGGTGTTTGAACAATAAGCTGAATCCTGCCGAGCGTAGACACCTTGCTATGGTTAAGTTGCTGCCGTGTAGCGTGTGTGATGCGCCTGGACCTTCAGAGGCTCACCACATAGTTCAGGGGCTTCAGTACACCTGCATAGCCCTTTGTCCTGAATGTCATACAGGCCCGCGCATGGGTTGGCATGGACAGCGGTTTGCTTGGAAGATTCGCAAGATGGAAGAGATTGATGCTTTGAATGTCACGATCAAACGGCTATGTCTAACCTAGAGCTACTCCTCCTCGACCAACTCCGCGCAGCAGGCATAGAAGAGCCTGGGCTAGAACACAAGTTCCACCCCAAACGCCGCTGGAGGCTGGATATGGTTTGGCCTGCTCACATGCTGGCCGTTGAGGTTGAGGGCGGTACTTGGATTAATGGTCGGCACAACCGAGGTTCCGGCTTCGAGAAGGACGCCGAGAAGTACGCGGAGGCTATGTGCCTGGGCTGGAGGGTTCTCCGAGTCACAGGCTCACAAATCTGCACCGGCAAAGCCCTGAAGTGGATTCAACAACTTAGGGAAAACACCTACTCTCACGTTAAAATTTAACCTCCACAATCTAACCGTCACAAGACACGAAAGGACACAAGATGTTTCTATCTATCAATGGTGTTTGCGCTTTGCTGGGCATTACGCGAGGCAAGGTTCACAAGTACATGAAGCTGGGTCAGTTCCCGCTTCCTATTCAGACCGACACCAAGATGGTCTTTTGGGACAGGGAATATGTCTCAACCTGGGAAGAGCCTAAGAAGAAACCCAAGGTCAAGGTCGCCAAAGAGCGTAAGCCTGTAGTACCCAAGTACCGGGACGGTGACAACACTTGGTCTGGTCGCGGCATCATGGCTAAGTGGCTGAAGGCTCACATTTCCAATGGCCGTTCTATTGATGAATTTAAAGTATGAAAGTCTATAAAGCAATCAATCAGGTTCAGAAGTCTTTAGCCAAAACAGGCATCACCAAAGACCGCAAGAACCAGCAGCAGAACTATACGTTTCGCGGCATTGATGATGTCTACAACGCTTTGTCTCCTCTCCTCGCTGAAGCTGGCCTTTGCATCCTGCCTCGCGTACTGACTCGAGCAGTTGTCGAGCGCCCGTCTTCCAAAGGTGGAATTCTGTTCTACGTCACTGTTGAGGTCGAGTTTGACTTCATTAGCGCAGAAGACGGATCAAAGCACATCGTCAAAACCTATGGTGAAGCGATGGACTCGGCAGACAAAGCTACCAACAAGGCGATGTCTGCTGCCTACAAGTACGCTGCGCTCCAGGCTTTTGCGATCCCCACTGAAGGCGACAACGACTCTGAGTCTGATACGCCTGAAGTAGATGCGGCCTACAAGGCTTTCGAGGACGAACACCTACACAGACTTAGGGGAGCCGCTTTGGAGAGCGTAGAAGCCCTTCAGAAGGCTTTTGGAGCCATTCCTGCCAGCCCAATGAAGGCAAAGCTCTGGGCTACTCACGGTCAGTCACTGAAGAATGCAAACAAGAACTGAGTGGTTTGAGGGTGTTGATCCTTTTCGAGTCGGGGTCTACGAGAGGAAGTTTCAGACATGGAAAGGAAACGCTCCTTTGCTGAGATTTTGCTATTGGGATGGGGATTATTGGTATCTAGGTGCCGACACACCTCTGGAAGCAGCACTAAGAGTCAACCTCGGCCCGACCCTTGCACAGAACCTCCCGTGGAGGGGTGTTGTACGGGAAATTGCTATCAAGGACGAACATGCAGCAGACGCCTGAGTGGTTCCAGCAAAGGGTAGGCAAAGCTACTGCATCTCGGATTAAAGACATTGTTGCCAAGACTAAAACCGGGGTTTCAGCTTCTCGAAAGAACTACGCTGTCGAGCTGGCTCTCGAGCGACTCACCGGGTCCAAGAAGGAAGGCTTCACGAACGCGGCCATGCAGCATGGGATTGATCAGGAACCTTATGCAAAACTTGCATACGAGAACCGCACTGGTCAACTTATTCAAGACGTAGGGTTCATCGACCATCCGACGATTCCGATGTCTGGCGCGTCTCCTGATGGATTCCCAGGGGAAGGTCTGATTGAGATAAAAGCGCCTAACTCAGCGACTCATCTGGACAACCTGCTTCGCGGATCGGCTGACCCCGAATACCTGCCTCAGATGTACTGGCAGATGGCGTGTACTGGTCGGCCTTGGTGCGACTTTGTATCGTTTGACCCCAGGTTTCCCGAGCATCTTCAATTAGCGATCTATAGGGTAAACACCGATGCCCAGAAGATCAAAGAACTTGAGAATGAAGTCTCTCAGTTCTTGACTGAGGTTGATTTGATTGTGGAGAAACTTAATGGAATCACAGTGCCATCAAATAGTTGAACTTCTCCGACAGGGGCCTGTTACACCACAGGATGCCCTGCAAAAGGTTGGGTGTTTCCGTCTTGCTGCGCGTATCCATGAACTACGCAAAGCAGGCTATGACATTCGGCAGGTTATGAAACAACGCAATGGCAAACACTTTGCCGAATATCATTTGAAGGAACAATGATGCGATTGATTGGAAATTGTCGTTTGGGTAAGGATGTTGAAATTCGTTCTACCCGCAACGGAACTACCGTGGCCAATCTTGTTTTGGCCTACAACTGGGGATCAAAAGACCGTGACGGCAAAAAGCCTTCACAGTGGATTCAAGCCTCGTTGTTTGGTGATCGTGCTGACTCACTGGCTCCGTTTCTTGGCAAAGGGACGCTTGTTTTTGTTGACATGAGAGACATCCACATTGAAGTCTACGAAGGCAAAGACGGCAAGACCTACCACAACATGCGCGGCACGATTGATGCCTTGGAGTTTGTGGGCAAAGCCGAGAAGACCGCTGGTGCTAAGAAGGGCACCCGTGATGATGATTGGGATGATGAATCTGACGTACCTTTTTGATTATGTTTACTAAACCTGATGGAACCAAATCCAAGAACGCCCCGCCTTGCTGGCCTTTCGGTACGGTCAAACCACCGACCAAGAAAGAACTGCAAGACCAAATTCTGAGGGAAGCCGATGAAGCACTTTTATGACGCAGCCACGGGAGAGATGTGTTTCAGCATGGCTCTGCTGGCGATGAAAGACGGCAAGAAGATTCGTCGAAAGTCTTGGCACGGATCAGACTTCATCAGCATCAACTTCCTTACGCATCTTGCGTATTGCAACTTGCGTTCTGACGACATCCTTGCTAACGATTGGGTAGAAATCTATGAGTACTAAACAACTCCTGCGACACGCAAAGTCTCTTTACAACTGCGGTATTCCTCACTTGGATCGCCACAACCAACGCGCCTGGGTGCGCTCGGTGATCCGCCTGGGGGACCGCTGGCTTCTCGCAAAGCATGTTCACCGCGTCACACATCTATAAGTATCCTCCTATGCCAGCAACCGGAACTGAAGCTAGGGTCTGCGTAGACATTGTGCGTAGGCAACAGATGGGCATTGCTAAGTACGGTACTACCGTATCTGAGAACCCACTAGAACTGCGCCAATGGGTAGAGCATGCGTACCAAGAGGCATTGGATCAGGCCATCTACTTGCGCCGCATCATGGAAAAACTAGATGAATATAAGGAAATCAAATGACTGACCGCGAACTGCTTGAGGCCGCTGCGAAGGCGGCGGGGATTGATCATATGGGGTGGGTTCCTGCGGGACTTTCCATGGTTCTCGGTGTGCCATGGAATCCACTCACCTCTGATGCCGACGCGCTGCGGCTGGCGGTGGAGTTGCGGCTGAATCTGTCACTTGATCGCACCGGCATCAAAGTCTTCCATGACGACAAGCCCTGCATCAAAGCCGGAGGTTGGGAATCACGCGCTGATGAGAACGAGGTTGTACGCCGCGCCATCGTCAGGGCTGCGGCTGAGATTGGAAAGCAAACATGAATCCAATCGAATCGGTTGAGCAGTGGGTTGAGGGTGTAGGGCACCAGTACCACACGGAACTTTACACATCCCTAGTCTTGGAAGAGGCTAAGGAGATGCTGGAGTCGCTTCAGTGCCCATCCCTGTCCGTAGAGCTACGCAGAGCAATAGGAGTCCTAGATGGCGCGTCTTTCTCCATTAGGAAAGAACCGATTGACCTTGATGCGAACCCTGTTGAGTTACTTGACGCATCACTTGATCTTGCTTGGGTATCTCTTTGTTTGGCTTATACGCTTGTTGGGCCTCGCCTTGGTAGTGCCTGGGCAGAGCTTCATCGATCTAACATTTCGGATAAGCAGGTGGATGGACGATTCCATAAGGCACCATCGGGGAAAGTTCTGAAGCCTGAAGGCTGGAGACCTCCTAACTTTGAGCAGTTCCTATGAAGGTGATCATGCAGTTCAACCTGCCAGATGAGGCTCTACAGGTCGAACAAGCCTTCAAAGCAGGTATTGCATGGGCAGCACTATGGTCTGCTGACAATCGCCTTAGAAACGCTTTAAAGCACCTTGATGACCCCGAGCAGTTTCGAGACGCAATGATCGAAATCAGAGAACTCATCCAAGACGCACTGGGGAAAATTGATGAGTAACGTAGCAAGATGCGATGGGATTAAATACCATGACGAAAACTGGGGATCGTGGCTTGACGACAGGTGTTTCGGCTGCCAAAGACGGTCCTTTCCGTCTGGGCAATGGCAAGTTTGGATGTCGCCATTCACAGGGTCCGGCCCTTGTCCCTATAAGATCGAGAATCCTGAATCTCCTCCAAGAACTTGGCCCCATGACAGCCAGAGAGTTGGCAGAGCAGTTAAAGATTAAGCACGTTAATCAGATAGCTGCCGCTCTTCAGGGATGTGACCACTTCCACATCTCAGGCTATAGGCGTGACGAAGACGGTGGGAGGTTGTATCCTCGCGCCCTCTACGCTTATGGCCCAGGCAAGGATGCAAAGAAGCCTCCAAAGCTAGGCAAGCAAGAGTACAACCGACGCGCAAAAGAAAAGATGCGAAAGACCGTATCGAGCGTCTGGGACTTGGGAATCTTTTACGAGGATCGAAGAAAACATGCGCTGTCCAACGTGCGGGGTCTGGACGTTTGTACTTGAAACGCGAGGGGGAAAGAGGAGACGCGAGTGCGCGAATCAGCACAGGTTTACGACGATAGAGAGCATCACCGAGCAGAATGTGAAGCCAGATTCGTCCTCTCAATGCCAAAAGGCAACCGTAAAACGTACCTTGAGAGTATTGAAAAAGCTAGAGGTAAACGTGGCCGTGAGTACCTAGAGAAGTACATCATGGCCGAGTGGGCAAAAAAAAAGCCTCCGAAGAGGCTTTAAGGCTTTGCAGCCGACAGGAGAAACAAATCTTTTTCGGCTTGTCTTCTTCTTACTAAGCCCGGTAGCTCTTTGCCGCCACCCTTGGTCCACATCATAAAGGCTTCCGCAGCACCTGTGAAGTCACCACGGTTGTTCTTCATGCGGATGGTGCTTCTTTGGTAGTTTCCTAGCCCAGCGTTGAATGCAAAAGAAACCACAGCGTCAAATGCGCCTTGACGATCAACCAGATTAGGAGACAGTCGAAGAGCGCCACGTTCAAAAGATGCGACATCTTCGCTGAAGAGCTTTTCAATCTCATCTTTACTCCAGACGCGATTGTCTTCAGGACGTAGCGGAAACTCTTTGCGGATCATGCCTTGGTAGTCACCGACGCGGACTACAGGCAGTCTGATCTGTTCTTGATACAGCACTCTTCCAAAACCCACAGTCCAAATTTGCGCCGGGCATAAATATGGTTTTGTGCGGTAACCCTCAAATCGGTGCATCAGTTCTGCACCGATAGGACTTAGTTTCACTTTTTGCTCCTGCATTTGTCAAAGTGATAACGCCGCATATTGCCGCCACCGCCTTGAATTGAGCAGTGCGGGCATTTCAATACTTGCCGCTTTCCCTTACATGCCGCACTAAGTTTGCCTCGATATGAAGGGTCTGCAAGACGTTTTTCTGCCGCCTTAACGTAAATATTTTTGTCTCGCTTAATACCAGTTGCACCATTTGCGCTTGGTGCCTTGTTGTACAAGTCACTTAACCACATTTGAAGAAATGCGGTCTCCAATTCCTTTGCTTCTTCTATTGAATCTGTTTCGCAAATTACCTTAAAGTCGAAACCATCTACACCATACGTCTTTGCATCTTCAGCATAGCCTTGATAGTGCAAAAACAGACCAGTATTTATGTAGCATTTATGATGCCGCATACGCAAGTCAACATTTGTAGAACTACCGATATATGCCCGCCCATTGTGCTTATTGACGATAGCGTACAAGCCAATAGTCATTTCTTACTCCAACTACGCGATCCAAACCAAAACCCTAGTATACCACCAAGCATTGCCATCTCATCATCGCTAAAGATAACTGTGGTAATGCGAATCAAATCATCCACGTTGTTCACTAGCCCAGGCTGATTGAACGCATACCAAGCGATAGCCGCATTGATGGCAACCAACTCAAGGATGAAGATGTACGTGACCGTAGGGCGCACAGTGCCCACGTAGCTGGCGACCCACTTGCTGGCCTTCTCCAGAACCTTCTCATCATGCCTAAGAGCCGCCTCAGTCATCTGAGCCTCGGTCTGCATGGCGATCTGGTCGGTCCTGATCTCTTCCATCCGCGCCTGGGCAGCAAAGCCTTGAGCCGCTAGTTGCAACTCCCGCTCAATCTGGACGCGGGCAAGCGCCAGTTCATGCTTCTGGTCTGCGCGGTTCTGAAAGAAGTCAAGTAGCTTAGGCAAGCCGCTGATAAGCAGGCCGCCGAGCGTTGATAAGAGAGAAAGCATTACACGCTCCTTGTGGTGATCGTGTCGTCACCCTTTGACACAGTAACGTGACCATCATTGACATCAACACGCATTGGAGGTTCTTTCTGATCCAATCGGTTGATAAGTTCCTTGATGATGGTGATCTCAGGCTTCTCTTCCTTTTTCACCTCATTGACGATGCCAGAAACCATTTGGATCAATGCCATAGTCGCTGTTGCCACTAGGCCGATTACAGCAGGCAGAGCATTAGCATCCAGAAAAGCAGAAGCTCCAACACCCACAAGCACCAGCAGAAAAATCCACAACAGAGCTTCTTTGCCAATAGCCTTACTGGCTACTTCTCGGGCAGTAGCCTGGGCCTCCAGCCGATCAAGTTCAACTTTGGCCTGGGCTTTAAGTAGCCTGATCGGGTCCGGTTCCATCACGCTAGTCCTGTTTTCTTAGCAACAAACATGAGGAGCAATCCAATCGCTCCCCAGGTAGCCCGGTCCAACCAAACGCTCACGCGCTTGTTTGCAGGCACATAAGCCTCTAGGTCAGACACCCGCTGTTCGACTCGCTCTAGGGCCTTAAAAGCCCTCTCCTGAGCCGCCGCTGCTTGTGTCTGGCGCTCCTCGATCAATGCAAGTTTCGTTATTGCCGCAGTCAAGTCTTTAAGGACTGCCTTCATTTCGCCCACATCTTCGTGGAGAGTTTGAAGTTTGTGCGACAAAACGTCTTCCATTTTTACTCTGCCTTGATCTGAGATTTGCCTTGCTCAACGATCTTTGGGATCAACTGAGAAACTGCTTCAAATGGCAACTTGCTGAGTGCAGCCAATACGAGGTTGGTTTCGTCAGCAGTCAGGGTAAGTGTAATGTCTTGCATTAAACGCTCCAAGGAAGTGGCGGCGAAATTACCGGCGGATTGATTTGATCATAAATTTGCTGCTGCACGGCAGCTTCAGTGGCGTCTTTGTCCACGCCGTTCTCCCAGCACCACTGAAGCACAGTCTGTTCTGTAAGCGACGAATATGGTATGAAGTTACCGCTATCAATAACAGGCAAAGAGCACGTTGAATACACGCTTCCATTGTAATTTCCATCAACACCGTTGCAGGTCCAGTGAACAACTACAACGTAATCTGCGCCTTCCGGTGTTTGAGGCAGACAGTCCATTGCCGTAACAATCCAATTAAAAGTTGTCGTCATTTTTAAGCTCCTTTTAGGCCGTGATTTGCAAATTTACCATGCAGCATTTCTCTTGCAAGTTGCACAAATTCCGCTGCAAGTTCCTTACTTTCAAAAACACCAAGATGTTTCCCGTATCCATTTACCTTAACTCTTGCGGTCCATTTTTTGCATGCTTTGCTCCAAATAACACCTTTAATACCAGATGTATTGTGCGCAAACATTCCAGAATTTCGTTGATTTTCTGCTTTTGTTGCTGCTCTTAAATTTGTAATGTCATTGTTTTTTGGATTGCAATCTGCATGGTCTACAATTTCTGGTAAATACCCATGATGCCAAAAAAAAATTATTCTATGCAATGGATAATGAACTTTATTTATAGCAACAGATGCGTATAACATTGAATGACATCCAGCCTTTTTACCAGCATGTTTTGGATTCCATTGTTTCCAGGCTAAATCACTTTTGAAGTCTGATCGGGGTCGATTTTTCCAAAAAAGATTTCCATCCCTGTACTCAAACAGCCGACGCACCTCTTCTTGTGTCAAAGTGGTCATGATGAGTCCTTTTAGGGGTTAAGCGAGAGTCAGAGTAACGCTGCGTGTAGCGCCGTCAGTCCCACGTACAACAATCTTCAGCGAAGTGTTGCTGGTTAATTCAAACGACATCGTACTGTTGGTATCAAGCGCTGGAGCAGCAGCATTGACGTTCGTAATGAAATCCCCGGCGCTCGTTATGCGGGCGCGGTTAGTACCGTTGGTAGCAAAAACTAAAGGAATTGCGCCGACGGCCTGAAGATTTGCGGCTGAGGCAGTCGCATTTAGAGATGCAGATCGAGTTCCACCAACACCCATCTCAATAAAAGCAGTGCCAGATCCGCTGTTCAAAACAATAGCGTTTTGACTTGCGCCGCCAGACAAGGCCAGTATTCTTCCGCCGTAGCTTCGTCCGAATACATCAGGCGTAGTGGTTCCTATTGCAAGGTTGTTTGAAGCATCCAGCGTCATCGCCTGCGTGAAGCTGATCGCGTTGCCTGCGGTGCCGGAGGGGGCGGTCTCCCATACATGGGCACCCAATCCTTGGTAATAACGCGTTGCATTACCAGTAGTAATGTATCTTTCTGCTCCGTTATTAAACCAATTTGATGCAAAAACAGCATAATTGCCAGTACTTGCGATTGAAGTCTGGCCTGAAATTTGTAGCGCTTTATAAATTACCCAAGCACTCGGCGTCACCCCAAGGCCGAGGTTGCCGGAGGAGTCGATGCGCATGCGCTCGGCCCCCGTACCAGCGTTGCTGGTAAAGAAACGCATGAAGGTACTTCCGCCGTTTGATCTCGCGGAAATGTTGAAGTCGCCGTTTGTGTTATCAAACGCTAAAACACCAGCAACTGTGGCGGGTTCTGTATATGCCCCAGAACTTTGAATATAGACGTTGCCACCACTAACATTCAGCCTCGCTCCAGGCGAACTCGTCCCAATCCCGAGGTTGCCGCCTTCATCAAGCATAAACCCGAAGGTATTGGTGGTACTGCCTGGGGCACGGTAATAAAAAGCGTGGCCCGCCCCAGCCCCTGTAGCATCATCTTGAATGGAGAAATACTGTACTGTTCTTTCAGTTGATCCAACACCATCAATACTTATTCCAAGAGAACCACCACCACCTGGGCGGCGGACTTGTAGCGGATAAGCAGGCGAACTCGTCCCAATCCCCAGCCCGGTGCTGGTGAGGCGCATTTGTTCGGAAGAGTTAATTCCGAAAA